CTGGAGCACCTCAAAAACACCATCATACACTAAATCAGTAAGTTGGCAGCATCACCATTTTCATATAGGGCACGTTAGTACCTGATTGCACAAATTCCATCCCTTCAGAAACTTTGATCGGATTGCCTGATATATCGTGCAAAACAAGATGTAGCTCAGCACTATCGGTAAAGTCCCCTTTCAGTGAGGACCGATTGTTCTTAAGGACGGACTGCGAGGCGTCTGCCGGGCCTGCCACCAGCGTTATATCTACTGTTTGCATTCCACCAGCGGTCGTGACTGCGCTTACCGTGACGCTACCTGTCATCGCTCCTTTCACGCTTGTTGTCGCGATTCCGTTTTGATCGGTCACCGCTGTTAATGACGTTAATGTGGCAGAGCCGCTTTTTAAGGCGAAGTACACAGTGAGACCTTCGATCAGGTTACCACTGCCATCCTCAACCGTTGCCTTTAAGGTACTTAAATCAGTGTTGGTGGCGGCGATAGTCGATGGAGCAGCGATAAAGCTAGCAACATGGGCGGTGCTTGAGTTGCCAGTGACTTTCACGGTTGTCTGTGTCTGTATTGTTACGCCGTTATGGAACGATGCAGTCACCGTATATGTACCGACTTTATTGCTGGTCAGAACGACTGGAGCCTGACCTGAAGAGTTAGTTCTCACTTTTCCGCCACTTAACGTCGCCCCTTCTGGCGTTACGCTAAAGTTGATGACCTGACCCTCCACTGGAGTGCCATTTGCAGAGGTTAGCGTTGCCGTCAGAGTAGCACCTGTAGGGGCATAGACACCGATAAGCGGACTGGACGCCGTGAGTGTCAGTTTTTCATCAATAGCCTCCAGTTGTTTCTCAAGTGAGGCTCCATTCGCCAGGGATGCTTTCACCATATACGAACCGTTTCTTTCGGGCGTCATGGTGACCTCGGCTATACCATGCGTATCAGTAGAGACAATATTTTGGCTGATGGTCATGTGCTCTGGTGGCTCTGCACTGAATGTTACAGATTCATTAAGAATCGGGTTGCCAAACTGGTCGTTGACGTGAGCTTTAACTGCTACGTCTTGTGCGACCATTAGCTGACCTTCAGGTATCTCCAGACTGGTAATCGTTGCAGAATTAATATCTGCTTTTGCATTCAGTAATCGCGATATGACTTCAGTAGGTTTATCTGCCAGAGAGGCTGAAACTGTTTTCAGTCCGACTTCGGTGCTTGTCACAAGAATTTCAGCGAAACCCTGATCATCCGTTTCAACGCTGGTGCTGCTTAGCGTGACGGAGGTTCCGCGGAAATTAACTTTTATGCCTTCTACCGGGTTGCCGTTAGCGTCAGTGACGCTTGCAGTCATGGTCGCGCCCTCGGTCGTGCTGACGACGAATGAGTATACAGAGGTTAAGGAGGCTAGTGTTGCGGTACCAGCATCGGCAATCAAAGTCACCTGTTTCGTATCACTGACACCATAATTGATCACGCTAACTGTCACGGGATAGGTGCCGGATTTGGTACCGCTCAGTGTAACTTCAGCCTTGCCGTTGATATCAGTAATGGCGGAACCGCCTTGTCCGAGAGTGAAGCTTGCGCTCACATCTGCCGGTAGCGTGAATGTCACCGCCTCATTGGCGAATGGGTTGCCGTTTCCATCAGTCACTGTTGCCTGCAGCCTGGTCATCCCGACGTTATTAGCGATATAATTGTCCTCGGTAACGTTAAGATTAACCTGCGCAGTGAGCGTATCCGCAATAAAGTTCACCACCAACTGCTCACTCTTACCGCCAGTCATCGATGCTGTAACAGTATGAGCGCCTGCTTTTGTACCTTTCAGCGTGACTTTCGCTTTGCCTTCAGCATCAGTAATCGCTTTACCGCCATCGCTCAGCGTGAAGTTCGCCTTCACATCTTCCGGCAGAGTAAATGTTACTTCAGTGTTGGCTATCGCATTGCCCTCTGTATCAGCGACTGTTGCTGTTAGTGTCGTGAGATCGTTATTGTCGGCAATCAACGGATCCTTCGAGGCTGCCAGCGTGATTTCGGCATTCGCGACGTTCGGCACATAGGTCACTGTTTGTTGCATCGAATCGCCATTTTCGAGGGTTGCCGTCACTTGATAAACCCCGGCTTTTGTAGCGGTAAAGCTTGCGTAAAAATTGCCGTCGTGGTTGGTAGTATATATAGCGTTATTACTAGGGGGTCACGCCTTCACTTGGTGATACTCTGAGGGTTACCTCCTGCTGGGGTACACCGTTGCCGTAATTATCCTTCACCTCAATATACAGATTGGTAGTGTCGCCTGCGGAGACTGTATCAAAAAGTGCCTGTAGCAAGGTGAGATGTGCCGTAGACGCATCAGCGTTGACATTAATTGATGTGCTAAGCGTGGAGCTACCATTTTCCAGACTGGCCTCAACGGTATCCGGTCTCGCTCCTGATTCTATCGAGGAGCGGGTATTGGTATAAGTGACGGTAGCCTTACCCTGTTCGTTCGTTACGGCTTGGCCGCCATTCGTCATTTCGGCAGAGTTTGTTCTGCTGGTGAAGTTCACAGTCACACCTTTCACCGGAAAGCCATTATTATCAACGACTGTGGCGGTGATGACGCTGCCGGAGCTGTTCTGCGGGGTACCGGCGATTATGCTGTCTGGGACAGGCGTCAACTCGATAATTTTTGCCGCTGCTGTGTCGCCAATAAAATGCACAGTTTTGTTGTCGCTGGCACCATTATTAGCCAGTGATGCAGTGACCGTCTGCTCACCAAAGGCAACGCCTGCGAGAGTGGCCTGCGCGATGCCAGACTCATTGGTATTACTTACTCCCGGGGTCAGGGTGAGTCATGAAGAGGCTGAGCTGAATGTTACCGGAAGATTATTCACCTCATTGTCGAACTGATCTTTAACCGTTGCAGTTAGCGTTGCGTTATCGACGCCATTACCTGTGATCTCATCTTTTGACATCTGCAGGACAACCTGAGCCGAGGTTTTGTCCGCCACAAACGTTACCGGCTGCGAATCACTGGTATTGTTATTACCCAGCGTTGCGGTAACCGTATGCGTACCCGCTTTTTTACCTTTCAGCGTGACATGCGCTTCCCCATTGGCTTGGGTGATGGCAATGCCGTTATTTTCGAGGGTAAAGTTTGCCGCAACGTCCTGTGGCATGGTGAAGGTCACCGTTATTCCCGCCACCGGATGATTCGACGGATCTTTCACTGTTGCTGTCAGAGTCGTCTCATCCACGCCATTCCCAATGATTTCCGCTTTCGATGTTTGCAGAACGACAACCGCTCTGTCTTTATCGGCCACAAACGTCATTGGCTGTGTATCGCTGACATTGCTGTTAGCCAGACGAGCCGTGATCATATGCGTGCCCGCTAACGTGCCGGTCAGGGAGGCGATTGCAGTCCCGTTGCTATCCGTCATGCCTTTTCCGCTGTTGCTAATCGAGAACCGACTTGCGACGTCGTTTGGCACAGAGAAGGTGATTTCTTTATCTTTTAATGGGTTGCCATTTTTATCCTGCAAGGTTGCAGTCATATGTAGCGGAGCTGTGTTGGTGACGGTGATATCACCTGAAGGCACACTGAGGGTCAGGGCAGCAGTACTTTGATCACCGATAAAAATCACCTGTTGATTAGCCTGAGAACCAGAGCTCACAGAGGCCGTAACCCTATAATCACCATTTTTCAAACTGGTCAGCGTAGCTGTGGCGATCCCGTCGTGGCTATTCACTTCTGTTTGGCTCAGTTTCGCCTCTGCTGAATTAACATTGAAAGTGACCTTGACGTCATTGAGCAGGTTGCCTTTTGCATCCCGGACTGTCGCGGTCATTGTGGCGCTATCATTGCCGTCAGCGACCACTTCATTTTTCGACTTCTGCAGCTCAACCTGCGCGGTACTCGAGTCGCCGACAAAACTGACGATTAACGTTTGTTTCACGCCATTTTCAAGGGTGACTTCAACCGTGTTGTCTTCCTGCTTACTACTTTTCAGATCAAAAGTCGCCAGACCATTAACATCCGTTTTTGCGGTGTTTTGATTGTTGAAGGAAGTTGCCGATCCGCTTAATACCGCAAACGTGACGGTATGATCATTGATTGGGTTGCTTCCTTCATCAGCGACATTGACCGAGACGGTGTTTGCTGCATTCTCATTGGCGAGCACACCATTATTGCTGGCAGATAATGTCGCAATTTTTGCTGACTGCGGGTTGGCGTCGATGATAAAACCAGCGGTATGCAAATCTTCATTCCAGTTTTGCATTAATAGCTTCGCAGTAAGCCCACTGCCTTTGGTATAGGCGGTATAGGTTGCCTTATAGACGCCATCTGCGGTTTCTTTCCAGTCTGTAGTGACACCAGGTTTCACGTTGTCGATGCTGACTGCGTTATTCAGTTGCTGTTTTTGCTCCTTAACAGGTTTGTCATTTTCATCTCTCAGTTCTACCGTCACCTCGATAGGATTGCCGGAGAGATAACGGTCTTTATCAATTTTAATTGACGAGTGAGTTCGGGATGACGAAATAGAAATGATATTCACCACGGCGGGGGCTTTAGCCGCATCCACACCATTCAGCTGTGGCATCAGCGTCAGCGTGCCAGACATCGCTCCTGTGGTCAGGATCTGGGTATAGCTTCCGTCACCATTATCTTTCCATTCAGAAAGGGTGATGTCCTGAACACCTTCGTGACGCGTCGAGAGCACCAGCCCGACAACAGGATTACCTGCTGCATCATGCGCAATAAAAGTCAGTGTGGCGGTTGAATGGGAATCCGCGTTCAATGTTTGGGTACTTAACGATACCGAGGAATCTTTCTGGCTTAGCGTAGGTGCCTGAACGACCACCATGCTCTGTTCACGATTCGACAAATTGCCTTTGACATCTTCGGCGGTGACTTCAATCGGCCAGTGTTATCGGTTTCTGGCGTACTGGTGAACCGGTAAGCCGGCAGGGTAACCAGAATATCTTTACCCGTTGTGACCACTTTGCCACCGGCAGCTTCCAGAGCGGTGGCTTCGACGTTATAGCCTTTCAGGGCATATTTGGTTTGTAGCGACGAAACCAATGATTTCACTTCTCCTGACTTCCCTGTCACGGGGTCTGTCAGGGTCAGGCGAACCAGTTCTTTTTTGCGGTATTCCAGAACGATGTTGTTGTTGCGATCCACCAGATCATAACGGCTGCCTGCAAGGCTACGCCGTGCAGCGACTTCGTTCGGGTCAAGCTGTTTCTGCATTGCGCTGCCAGGTTGCCAGGTAAAATCGACGGCAAAACGGGTGTCATTTTCGCCCTGTTTACCCTGGCGTTGCTCCGCGCTGAAGGTCATCAGCGGGAAGGGGGTATAGTTAAGTCCAGCGGTTATGGCATGAGGATTACTTTGCCGATCGTCTTTATCGAACAGGGCCACTTCATCGCCATAATACTGTTCATAGACCAGTTTACCGCCAAGGTGCGGCCAGGCGGGTAGCCAGCCTTCTGCGCGTACATCCCAGCCATTGGCCGGGCGGGCTTCATAATCGTTGTCCAGCTCAGGTGCGCTGCGCCAGTTGGTCAGTCGCAAATAGCCGTTACTGCTTAATTTTAGATAGTCGCGCCAGTACTCCGCGCCAATGCCGGCGCGGGAGTGGTAACGGCTAAGATCGTGGTCGAAAAAGAAGTTGATGCCCGACATCCATGTGGGAGTGAAATGACGCCAACCTAAGCCGTTGTTAATCTGCGTACGCTCGTCAGTACGATGGAGAGTATGCTGACTGAAAAAGAGATTATCAGGCGTTTCATACCACGGATGGAGAAAATCGAACTGGGAGTTCTTCAGGCTAAAATCTTCATCCACGCCCAGCGTGATTCTTGCGGTACCGAAGCGGCTTAACCAGTCTGTCATTGCGCCTGAAGCCTGAGAAGAGGCCCATCCACGCGCCATATTTGCCGCTTGCTCGCTGTTCATATCTTCGGCGAGCAGAGACCCGATTTGCTGTGAAGTACTGGCTATCTGTTGCTCAAGGTTGCCACTGCTATTACCCGGTGGCGGGGTTAAATTATTTTCACTAACTTGTGCCGGGACATCCAGTTCATCACCCTGGCGGACATTATCAAAACCTCGAGCAAACGTACGAAACTGGTTGAGTTTGCGTAACTCAGCCACCGAAATACCGAAGCGTTCGGCAACGCTTTGGGCCGATTCCAGCGCTCCAAGGGTATAGGGTACCGTATTGGCATTTGCAATGGCGAATTGTGCAGGAACTGGTTGTTGGGTTGCGGCGTTTACCACACCTTGTGCTGCCGCAGCCATAGGGAACGCAAGTTGAGTTATCAGGCAGATACCCGCAGTTAAGCGGCGTAGTTTAATTCCCATCCCGCATAATATTTGTCGGTCATTTATTTCTTCTCCACTTCTCTTCTTCGTAGCCATGCTTACCTTCCCTGAACGAGCTAACATAAATGCGCCCTTTCTAGCACAGCGAAAAAATGTAAATCCTGATAGCAATATGATTGAAAATTAATAACTTTTCGTTAGGCAGTTTTGAGTGTGAGTTGTAAGAGGGGAGACTACTGAATAACTCAAGTTTTATAATCGAGGGGAAAATGGTGATGGCGTTCATAGCAAAACGCCCTCAACCATAAAGGTCGAGGGCGCTTAAGATGTTAAAAACCCGCTATCCGTTAAAAAACAATGTTCAACTAAGGTCAGTGACATTGCGCTAAAAAAGCGAATTTTTAGAATTTGGCTCCTCTGACTGGACTCGAACCAGTGACATACGGATTAACAGTCCGCCGTTCTACCGACTGAACTACAGAGGAATCGTGTGAACGGGGCGCATATTACTTAGCGGTACCTTGTCTGTCAACACTAAATTTCATAAGTCATTTCAATTGGTTAATTAATCTGCAAGGTTGTTAATTAATGAACATTCGTCGCCGAAAACGAGTCTGTATCATTAGTGCGATGCAGTCTCTGCAAAGGATCTTGTTGATAAAATTGGCAGAAACGTTGCCACAATGAAGGGAAACGAGGAGCAAAAAGTTCTGGGGCGCTAAAGAAATATTCAGAAAGTACGGCAAAACATTCAGCAGGATCACTGGCAGCATAAGCATCAATGCTCGCCGCATTCTCGCCAACCAATTCGATTTCTTCCTGAATGTTGTTCATTGCAGCATGAAGATCGTGTTCCCAGCCAGCAACCTCACGCAACGGAATAAAGGGAACTCCGCTGGCGCGATCGCCGTTACGGGTGTCCAGCTTATGAGCGACTTCATGAATAATCAGGTTAAAACCAGAAGCATCAAAAGAATCTTGTATATCCAACCAGTTCAAAACGATAGGCCCTTGCTGCCAGCTCTGACCTGACTGAACAATACGTTGGTTATGCACCAGACCGATATCGTCTTCCCATTCATCATCGACCACAAATGGCGCAGGATAAATTAAGACTTCATGAAAACCATCCAGCCATTCCAGTCCTAACTCCAGAACGGGTAGGCAAAATAGAAGTGCTATCCGGCAGCTTCTTAATGAATCCAGTTCAAAGCCCTGTAAAGGAACAAGCCGCTTTTGCTGTAAAAAACGTTCGGCAAGAGTGACTAATTTGCTTTGTTCCTGTTCCGTCAGACACGTTAAAAGGGGGATCGATAGTGCTTCCTGCCAGGGAAGGGCAGTTTGATGTGCTGATTCTTGTACTTTCCAGGGCCACTTAATCATCGTTTTGCTCGCAAACTCGTCACTTGAACAAAATTGCACGGACAGGGACTGTTAAAATGCCAAATTTCCTGGCATCATGGCAACCATCTGAACGGAGAGATGCCGGAGCGGCTGAACGGACCGGTCTCGAAAACCGGAGTGGGGGCAACTCCACCGGGGGTTCAAATCCCCCTCTCTCCGCCAAAATTCAATCACTTACACATCATTAAGTCAGTGACAAAAATCACACTTGGAATTACTTGGAATATTTTCTTGGAATATTTTCAGGTAACGGGACATCAAGTGTTGGTGAAACTTTAACCTTCCTGTCATAGATTAGCACTTGCCCTTCGGTTTTGTGACCAGAGAAAAGTTGCTTATCCCGGCTGCTTCCTTCATAGTCTGAAATTCCTTTCGCCTTCAGATCATGAAAGGTGAAGTCGGTTAAAATACCTGAAATTTTTCCAGCACGATTTCTTGCATCTACCCACATTTCGTTAAAGCCTTTGTACATATATCGGTTGCCGTATTGATTGCTGATCACATAGGCAGATTTTGGTAACTGTTTTGCTTTTTCGATCGCTGCCTGTAATCGTGGACTCCATGCTTTTATCTGTTTTTTTCCGGTTTTCCCTTGCTGGATGAATATCCCGTCGTTTCCAATCTGTTCCCATTTCAGCGATAACACATCGGAAACCCTCGCTGCACACAGATAGGCAATTTCCATTGCGATAAAAACAGGAAGAGGTGCAACGCTTAATACTGCCTGGTATTCTTTGTCGGTTACATATCGTTCGCGGTTTTTGGCCTTGAATTTACTTACACCTGCACATGGGTTAGCCTTCACGTACCCTCGCTCATACCCCCAACTGTAAACACGGGACATACTGCTTTTTTCATGGTTGGCTTGCGTTTTACTCTGCTCCCCTCTTTTGTCCATGTATCGACGGATGTGTTCTGGTTTTATGGAATCCGCTGGTACCTTACCGAATACGGCAAGCAACTTTTTTTGATGTTGCAGATAATCTTTTTGTGTTCTTGGACTAAGGTCACTGTAATAGGCGCTGGCGAGGAATTTTTCCCACAAGCGACCGAATGTCATTGCACGATCGCGATTATTTACAGTTTCCTCATACTTTTTCCATAAAGCAGCTAAACCATCCTTGATGGCGGTTAGTGTGACAGATTCTCTGGATGTTGGTTTCCATACATAACTATATTTATTTGGGTATACATTTGGAGGTAATTTTTCGTGTTCAGGATTTTTCCTTCGTCTTCCCATCAGATCGCACCAAAATTCGGCTCTACCTCGCGTGGTGGTAAAGTTTTATTGCAGGTAAATAGATCCCGGCTGACAATCGGTTTGCCACTACGATTGGTATAGAACGGAAGCCCGTTTTCCATTAACCATTTTCGCTGGTGGCTTGCATATTTGCAGCCCGTTAATATTAGCAATTCATCTTCGGTTAAAAATAAGCTGCTCATAGCTATATCTCATAACCGCCGCTAACTATATACGGTTAGCGGCAATTAGGGTTGAACATTAAAAATCAGCCTGATTCGGGATCAGTTTTTGCCAGATAGCTGAAACGTATTTTGCCTGGTAACGAGCGTCATCAAGTGCATTATGGCGCTCACCTTCGAATGGAATAGCCGTTCTGGCATCGAAGTCTATGGCTTTCCCCAGCTCAACGATTGTGCGTACATCGCGATCGTTGTAGTAACGCCACGGGCAGGGGATCCCCTGCCGTTCGTATGAACGGCGCAAAATCGTGTTGTCGAAGTTGGCTCCATTTCCCCAGACCTGAACAAAAAATTCACCGGAGTTTTCGTCGATAAATTCCCGCAATTGTAACAGTGCATCATCTAACGGGATTTCATCGGTCATAATGGCAGATTGCGCTTCGCGTGATTGCTTAAGCCACCATTTAATGGTGTCCCGATCAATGACTCCGCCAGCAGTTTCCAGATCGATAGTCTTACTAAATTCCGGTCCCATATCTCCGGTTTGCGGATCGAAAAATATTGCACCTATTGAGATGATCGGGGCATCAGGATTTTTTCCCATGGTTTCAAGGTCGATCATTAGATGGTCACACGTCCTGCTGGTGGATGTGATTTCGTGATGACCGTTCACCTTAATTGAGTGATCTGCCGTCTCGCCAGTTTTATTATCGCTGGCGTGATGCTGATTGCCGCCAGGGTTCTCCTTGTGTGGATGTTCAGCGCCTTCCATTTCCTCCGGATCATTTTCCTGAACTTCAACCTGATTCTCTTCATCGAATGTTTCCTGGTATGTTGCGTCGCCCATCACCGCGCCACAATCAGGGCAGTTGCCGCCACCGCTCTGACCGCAGGCGGTGCAGACTTTTTCCGGTTCCTGTTGCGCTACTGGTTCGGATTGTTTCGTTTCTGGCTCGTTTTGTAACGCATTTGGGCTGTTTTGTTCCGCTTTTTGGTCGTTCCGTTCCGATTCATGCTGGTTCTGGTTCACAGAATCGCGAGTCTGGATCCCCTTGACCCATTTCGGATCATTAGGGTCGCTAATCCCCTCAACAAATTCACCACGCGATACAGCAAGTAACTTATCGGCGTCAGGCTGGCTGATATTGGCTGCCTGCATAATTTTGTTTACTTCGTCAGCGGTGACTTTTACTTGGTTAGCGGAACTCACCTGCGACTGAGCATCCAGCGACTGCGCGTTCTGGCCATGTTCAGTTGTATCCGGTTCCATTGTTTCAGTTGTTGCCTGTTCACCTGCCATTGCGTCAGATGGTTGTGGTTTTTCTTCTTCTGTTTCACGCTCAGTAACCACCTCGCGGTTAATTTCTTCCAGGATATCTTTTTCCGGCGTATGCCGGGCAGCTGTGAGAGTTTCCTTGCTGGGGTTCTCGTGATCAGTTTCCGTCAAATAGGCGTTGATATACCCCTGAAGGCGTCCCGGGTAGTGATAAAATTCAGGGTGTGCGCTTCGGATAAGTGCAAAAATAGCGGCGCGGGAATAGTCCAGAATACCCGGGGTTGCACGAAGTGCTGCGGACCATTCTTTGAACGGACTTTCTTTGTTCAGGACTACTTCTTTTGCGCGACGATAAACGCTGCCCGGAATTTCATAAATATTAAAATCCATCGGAAGTGTGGCTGCTGCAATCTCCACATCCAGTGTGTCGAGGGTGTGTACTAAATTCGGATTGCGATCGGTTTTGTTCCCACCGCCAGCATTAGCACCGGAAGCCGTGCGGGTGATGCGTGAAACACGATTTCCTTTCATCCACTCTTTTGTCAGCAGACCCCGATCAGTGTAGTCAGCGTCCAGGTATGCTTCGAAAAAAGCAGTTATTAGTCCCAGGTCTGAATTACCAGGATTAGGGAAAACTTTGTCAGTGTCACGAACCAGTTTGTGGAGGTCGCGAATCTCCAGCGAGTCGAGCAGACTGGTTTTATGCGAAATAGCCAGGGCAGTAACAGCCGGTAGTTCTTCAGCCCGTGCAATGTGTAATGCCTGGAGTTCGTCGCGTGAAACGTGCGTTACTGGTTTTTCGCTGCCGTGTTGAGCAAGCCAACGAATGGGCAGTTCCTGACCGGAGACAGGCAGAAGCATGCTCTCCTCAATCTCAGTCATGTCTTCGCCGTTGATGTTGGTATTGTCAGTGCTGGCTGGTTTGTCCTGAACAGAGGGGGAAGGGCCGATAAATGTCATTGTGATGCCATCTTTCCCGCCTTTTTCATAGCGGTTGCAGAATTCAGTATCAAACACGCCTTCTGGCGGAAGGTCGTCAACAACGGGCAAATTGACGCGGACGGGTTTTTTAAAGTCGTCTTCATCATAATCGTTGTCATCCATTGCGGTAATGCAGCGGGAGATTGCAACAGATAATTTTTTTGCTGTAGTCCAGTAAAAACCACCTTTAATTCCCAGGCGTTTTCTTACTTTGTCATTTTTTGCTTCGCAATATAGTGCAAATTCTTCTTTATCAGTGCTCATTATTGGTAAACCTCATCACAGATTTAAGGGTGAACAAATCTCTGCCATTGCTGACATATAAGAATGAAACTGGATATTTATTACGGTGCTGTTTTAAAATCCTGCCGGGATTTCGTTATTATCCTGGTGAATAACTTTATCGACCGGATAACAGTTGCCTGGAATTTTCTGTTCGGTTGCTGCTGCCATACATTCCTGCTTTGTTCTGTGAACACTGACTGCAATATCAACTGGCTCTCCGGAAACAAGAAAAACCGTCAGAATAAGTGCAAATACTGGATTCATTGTGCACATCCTTTTGGCATCAGACGTAAACGGGCCAGCATTGAAACAATGCATACTTTATTTAATAACTCCCGTTCGTGTTTTCTTTTGTTAATGGCATCTTCAGTAAATACAGGATTACTGATAGTGACACCAATTTCAAAACAACCTTCAGACGTATTAACGTTTGGTAATAACGTTTTCATTATCGCGCCCTCAACAATGAGTTTTGTGATGCGGTGCCTGGTGCCTCCAGGTGACGTTAACCAGTTAACAATTAACGCCGGATACAGAGAATCCACCCATAACACTGTTTTTGGTTTTAACTGTTCCGCGTGCGCTTAGCCGCATTCACCGCATCACAAAATTCACTTTAAAAAGGGCGGCAGAGCAGTCACGGAGTAAAACTGATACCGCCAAACGTCACCAGAAAATTGATAACAGAGGGCGTTGCAGCGGGGTTGTCACTTAAGCGTATGGTCAACCTGACAACCCGGTGTCCTCAACGGGGAAGGAATAACCCCGCCATACTTACCGCCGCGCCATTTCGCGGAGTGCCACAACCGGAAGCGCACGGTCGACGAAAATTTAACGACAGGCTATCTATGAACCAGCTACCTCGCCGTGCGCTTTCGCGTTATGGTCTGACTTTTCAGGGAAATATCCTTTCAGTAAACTGTCAGTGCCGGATGCTCACCCGTGTCCGGCGCACGCACTCCACCTCACCCGTGGAGAACTCCTTAATTACCAACCTTAGCTTCGTTGGTTAGCTATTAACGCGGGTATGTAATCATTCTGGCAATGCTTAATGCCGCTGCTTTTTCCAGATTGGTGATATCCTGCTCCAGAGCGGACAGATTTTCAGCCTGCTTAGCCCTGGCTTCATTAGCCCATTTCAGATCCTGCGCTGCATTAATTTTCTGGCGCATCCACTCATAAAGTTCATCATCGGTATAGTCTGGCGCGATTATGACGGGTTCTCGTTTCTGCATACTGATTCCTCGCGGTGCTACTTCGCTTATCAGCCGTTAGATTTTGCCGAGCTGGAAAGCGCCTGTTTAAACTCACTGAAGCTGAGAGCTTCTTCGCCTTCGGCAAGGTCTTCGAAGTATTCTTCGTAAGCCTTTTCCATGATTGTGTCGAAATCCATATCACTCACCTGAGTTTCTTTCCAGCCAGCGACGGGCACCATTTTCGGTTTTAAACGTTTTGCTTTTGGTATACGTCATCGCGGTGAACGTGCCGTCCTGGTTGGGAAACACGCCGTACACCAGAGATTCGTTGTTGCCAAGATCGATAGTATCCATGCTGACCTCATTTCCCCTTAACGCCGGGGTAGCGGAACAAAAACCTGCTGCATAGTTATTAAAGTTGAACCCTGCCGTCATGTTCTTACGCCTCGGGCTGGCTACTTAACCCCTGACCACTGCCTGGTAACTCGAAGTATTGCCCTGCATTCTGTGGGGCGGGGTGGGTTGGTATGAAAAGAAGGATACCCATAGGTATTTAAAAAGTAAATACCCATGGGTAACTTTTTGCGGTGTCTTAACTGGTGACTAGTTGTTTGGTGAGCTATGATGCGTTTTGTGCTTTCTTTTTACGGATTTCTTCGTAGATCATATTGTAATACTGTTTTTTCTCTTCAAGAGTTTTTAATAAGTTATCCGCTTCACTTTCTGGCAGTTCGTCTAAGAGATCTAAAAAAATACGTTGTCGTGGCGTTAGAACCCTTGTTTCATAACTGGAGGCTGTGTTCGTTGATGATGAAACGATACCATCCATCCATCCCCGGGGTAACCCAAAGGACTCTTCGATAATCTCCACCATATCATCAGCGATCCGTTTTTTTCCCTTTTTCCCCTCTGGGTACAACATTCTTGATACATAAGAAGGCTCGCGCCCGATCTTTCTGGCCACGTTAACCGCTTTACCATCGCATTTCTCATCACGAATTTTGATGAGTTGCTGTCGTCTAAATTCATATTTGTCCATAGGTAAATAATAGATGCGATCACCGCAAGGTAAACAACCTGTGGGTATTGACTTTTGTTTACCTGCGGGTATTCTTTACTGTGTTTACTAAGGAGTAGCTATGGAAGAATTAAGAATATTTCTCAATTCTCTTTCGTCAGATGAACAGCGTATGTTTGCATGCGAGTGTGGTACCAGCATCGGTTATCTAAGAAAGGCATTGAGTAAAGGTCAAGTGTTAGGGGCATCGTTATGTGTCCTTATTGAGCGAGCCAGTAATGGTGAAGTTACACGTCAGCAACTAAGGCCTTTTGATTGGATGAATATTTGGCCCGAGCTGGAAGATACCAAAACGTTAACACAACCACTTTCTAGGAGCTTGATTCATGAAAATCAAGCATGAACACATCCGCATGGCGATGAATGCCTGGGCGCATCCGGACGGTGAAAAAGTTCCGGCAGCTGAAATAACCAGGGCTTATTTTGAACTGGGTATGACGTTCCCAGAACTGTATGACGACAGCCATCCGGAAGCCCTGGCTCGCAATACCCAGAAAATTTTCCGCTGGGTAGAGAAAGACACCCCTGATGCAGTTGAAAAAATTCAGGCGTTGTTACCAGCGATCGAAAAGGCAATGCCACCTTTGCTGGTGGCCAGAATGCGCAGCCACAGTTCAGCTTATTTTCGGGAACTGGTGGAGACGCGGGAGCGACTGGTGAGAGACGCTGATGATTTTGTCGCAGTGGCAATCGCCGGTTTCAATCAGATGAACCGTGGTGGCCCGGCAGGAAATGCTGTGGCAGTACATTGACTGACAATAGCCATATCGAATCGCTTCCGGCAACTCGTGAGTAAAAAGATTCGGTATCAGAAGAGGTGAGTATGGCTAACGCCTGGCTCAGATTATGGCATGACATGCCAAATGACCCTAAGTGGCGAACAATTGCCAGGGTGTCAGGGCAGCCAATTGCAACAGTGATGGCAGTGTATATCCACCTCCTGGTGAGCGCGTCACGAAATGTCACGCGAGGTCACATTGATGTCACGACAGAAGATTTGGCAAGTGCGCTCGACGTGACAGAAGAGGTAATTGATTCAATTTTGCAGACGATGCAGGGGCGGGTACTTGATGGTGATTTAATCACTGGATGGGAAAAACGCCAGGTGCTTAAAGAGGACAACGGCAATATTTCGCAAACCGCAAAATCTCCTGCAGAGCGCAAGAGGGCGCAGCGAGAGAGGGAAAGAAAGCGGGAACAAAATGGCGATTGTCACGGCGCGTCACGAAATGTCACGCACATGTCACGACGAGTCACGACAGATAAAGATACAGATAAAGATACAGATAAAGATACAGATCAAGAAGATCAAAACACTATGGTCCATGGCGTAAAAAACGCCACGAACCAGGCAGGGGATGTTCAGACCGTCAATCTTGGTCAGCCAGCAGGCACGACACCGGAAGCCGATTCAGCGTATGCGCTGAAAGCCGATTCGGGCGCTGTGCAGCAGGTGATGACCGCAAGGCCGGAGCAATCACACCAACTGCAGCAGCCCGAAGCCGATTCCGCCATTCAGCGGGAAGCCGATCGGGTAGTCCCGGAAAACACCGGGCAGTCTGTGGGACGAGTGGATTATCCGGATGTGTTCGAACAGGTCTGGCGGGAGTACCCGTTGCGTGCTGGGGCAAACCCGAAGAAATCCGCTTTCAGTGCCTGGAAGGCCAGATTACGCGAGGGGGTGCCACCAGAGGCCATGCTGGATGGCGTGAGGCGTTACGCAAGATACTTGGCGGCTACCGGGAAAACGGGAACGGAATTTGTTCAGCGAGCGACGACGTTTTTTGGACCGGACCGGAATTTTGAGAACCCCTGGTTGCTCCCGGTAAGCGGCACGAACAACCAGCGTTGTGTGAATCATATTTCTGAACCGGATAACGAAATTCCGCCGGGCTTCAGGGGGTAAGTGTTAATTTCTGGTCATGAGGTAATTTTCAGGAGGGCTTGTGGCAAAAGTTTTTACACAAGAAGAGCGGGAAAAAATTAAAGGGCAGGTTGTTGAACTCGTACGCCAGAGTGGGCGCGAGACGTTAAGACAACTGGAAACTAAAACTGGGGCAACAAGATATCTGATGAACGTTCTGGCCAGAGAGCTGGTTGCCAGTGGCGATGTATACAACTCTGGTTACGGGTTATTCCCGTCTGAACAGGCGCGTAAGGACTGGCAAAATGCCCGTAAAAAGCTCTCAAGGGCAAAGCTGAAGAAACCATCTGCGGTTGATCCGGACCTTATCTGGTCATTACCTGATGGAGAAATACGCCGCTATGACAGGCGTCTGAACATAATCTGTCGCGAGTGCCGGAATAGTGAAGTTATGCAGCGTGTACTGGCTTTCTATCAGGGGAATTTTCAGGAGGCGGCGCAGTGAGCAGGATTGACTACCAGGAATTGGCTGCTGCTAACGCTTTCCTAGCTGATGTACGGGCGGTGGCGTTTAACGACCTTTGCGCGGCGTTTGCCAGGCACGCAAAAGTTGCAGGACTGGATGATGCCGATACCGTAACGCTTAAGGAAGTGACAGAAGCATTGTTGCATTGTGCGGAACAGATTCGCGCGCCTGAATAATTAAATTTAGTGTTGTAAATAAAATTTAATCCTTAACCGGAGGGATTTCTGCACCCTCAGAACATCAGGAGGCCGCCCGAAAGGGCGGTAATGAAATGCGAAAGTTCAGAATAATTATTGAAACGGGAATAGCTGGTGGAGATTTTGAGGATGTATTCGAAGTGGATGATGGTGCGACACCAGATGAAATACAGGACGAAGCAAAAGAAATTTTCTTTAACTACTGCAATTACTCATATCACGAAATAAAAGATGAGGAGGAAGAACAAAATGGCTGATTTTGGTTCAACTAAATACAACGTCAGTTTTGAAGAATGGCATGAACTGTTAATGGACTATGCAGAGTTACGCGGTGGAAGTGCCGCTGATGCTGAAGCATGGCGTTATGACTACGAAGCAGGAAAAACTCCGGTCAAAGCATATTGTGATGAGTGGGGCGATGAATGAGCGAGATTAATTATCAGGAAGGACATGAAACGGCAGGGCAGGCAAAACCAGTTGCATGGCGATATCGCTACGTGAAAAAAGGCATTACGGACTCACAGGGGGAGCCGTGGGTTGGTGACTGGAAATATGTACCGACAAAAGAGGATTGCAACGACAGGCCGAGCTATGAAATTCAGGCGTTATTCACTGCCCCGCCTGTGCCACTGACATCAGAAGGACTGGTTAAAGCCGTGCGCTTTTATGAACAGGTAAAGCGTGAGAATCCACCAGTCGAAACAGGAGCATGGAAAGATGCTGTTGATTGGGTACTCAAAGAGGCCTGCAGTGCTGTCATTCTGGGTAAAGCCGACAACCCACCAGCTTCCGGCAATCAGGTTAGCGAATTAACAATGTGGGTTAAACGACTGGTCAGCCAACTGAAAAAAGCCAAGCCGGACTGCAAATTACCGGAGAAGGCGATGGACTACCTGAAGCGAAACGGACTGATAAGCGTGGAGGATGTTTTACGGTGAGATAGTAAATGCATGTAATGAGACGGGGGGTGTGAGGGGAGGCTTCATCTGGATAGATCTTGCACCGTTCATATGTTATAAAAACAATTCCTACTGTTAAATCGTTGTTTGTTTTAGTTGCTATATTTAAGGAGTGAATATGCAGTTAATTGTTGATTACCCAGATCATAACATTTATTCATCTTTTGTGGATGCGGATGCTGAACTTCGAGAGTTAAATGGTGGGGCAGTAGTTGTAATAACGGTAAAAATACCTCTTACTAGCACATCGGAACAGTTGTTTAATAAATACACTTGCGGGGAAAGTCTTCGTATTAAATTGAGGAATGGCGATGAATGGAAAATGTATTTCGTTATGCTTGATGGAGGGCGCTATATATTTTCCTCGCACCTGTGATAAAAATGATGAGCCGAGACTGTATTTACGGGACGCTGAGAGAATACCATAGAAAAGCTTATCTAACTTAAGTAGAATTGCTGCGGGTGCTTGAGGCTATCTGCCTCAGGCATGAACACCAAAGGCAGATAGAGAAAAGCCCCAGTTAACATTACGCGTCCTGCAAGACGCTTAACATTAATCTGAGGCTCAATCTATGAACGGCAAATCTAGGTTAGCCTCTTACGTGCCGAAAGGCAAGGAGAAGCAGGCTATGAAGCAGCAAAAGGCGATGTTAATCGCCCTGATCGTCATCTGTTTAACCGTCATTGTGACGGCACTGGTAACGAGGAAAGACCTCTGCGAGGTACGAATCCGAACCGGCCAGACGGAGGTCACTGTCTTCACAGCTTACGAACCTGAGGAGTAAGAGACCAGGCGGGGGAGAAATCCCTCGCCACCTCTGATGTGTCAGGCATCCTCAACGCACCCGCACTTAACCCGCTTCGGCGTTTTTTCCGTTGATTAACTCTAGTTATTAGAGAACCGAACTTTTATTGATGGGGCAGGGAGATGAAGAAACTTGTTTTAGTCGCAGGTGTAATGATTGCAACAGTAATGTTGGGAGGGTGTGCAGCAAAGGTCGATCCAGCGTTGAAAGCAGAAGCAATGAAGCCACTAACATGTAATGATGAAAAGCAATGTGACTTTTATTGGAAACGAGCGCAATTCTGGTTGGCTAATAATTCCTCATGGAAAATTCAAACGGCGACAGACACGCTAATTTCCACTTATAATCCCTCTCCAAATAGTCCATTCCTCGCTTATCAAGTGAGTAAAATGCCAAATGAAGATGGATCCTCAAGAATTTTCATCAAGCCTTTTTGCGATAATATGTTTGGCTGTCAACCAAACCCCTATCAGGCAGTTGTTTCCTTTAAAAACTTCGTTAAAACTGGGCAGTAATGTATAGCGGGACGGTAAATTATTAGTGAAAACGCTGTAAACCCTATGGATTGAGTCAGGATTTAATCCGATAATTATTCTATCGTTCCTTTACAAGTCCGGCATATTACCTTCAGTTTGTTTTAGCATACCTGCTTCGGCGGGTTTTGTTTTTTTCTGGCATTCTGGTTTACAATACGCACGCCAGCCTGAACAACTGGCACCTGCTGCGCCAGCAGAGACAACCGATGGCGCACGATACCAAATTACACAATTCTAATGATTCTGCCGTCTTTGCCAGCAGGCGCGGACGGCGTTTTCACGTATTCAAATCAGACTGGTTCCAGCATCCTCCATGCACTGAAGAGCAGGCGGAATGGATAATTCAGTGTTACCGCAGGCGCGGATACGAGGTTAAGAAAGCCCTCAGCCTCGATTATCGTCACTGGATAATCTATGTCAGGCTCCCTTATTCCGAACGCCCACCGCGCCCATCCCGCACATACCAGCAACGGATCTGGAGGTAACGTGCGGATATTACTTCGACCTGTTCTGGTACCGGAACTTGGGCTGGTGGTCCTTAGGCCGGGCCGTGAATCCATGCAAGTATTTCATAACCCTCGAGTGCTGGTGGAGCCTGAACCGAAAAGCATGCGCGGTCTGCCGTCCGGAGTCGTCCCTGCCGTTCGCCAGCCGCTGGCGGAGGATAAATCATTACTGCCATTTTTCAGCGATGAGCGGGTGATTCGTGCTGCTGGTGGTGCTGGTGCATTGTCTGACTGGCTGTTGCGCCATATTAAATCCTGCCAGTGGCCACACGGCGATTATCATCACAGCGAAACCGTCATTCACCGTTATGGTACCGGCGCAATGGTGTTGTGCTGGCACTGCGACAACCAGCTGCGTGACCAGACATCCGAATCACTCGGGCAACTTGCTCATCAAAACCTGTCAGCATGGATGATTGACGTCATCGGTCACGCAATAAGCGGTACGCAGGAGCGTGAATTATCTCTGGCTGAATTATCCTGGTGGGCGGTCCGCAATCAGGTGGCGGACGCGCTACCGGAAGCGGTATTACGTCGTTCGCTGGGGTTGCGTGCGGAAAAAATCCGTTCAATGTACCGTGAAAGCGACATCGTACCGGGAGAGCAGACCGCCACCAGCATACTGAAGCAGCGCACAAAAAATCTTGCGCCGCTGCCTCACGCCCACCAGCAAAACCCGCCACAGGAAAAGACGGTGGTCAGCATTGCTGTTGATCCGGAGTCTCCGGAATCTTTCATGAGGCGACCTAAACGTCGCCGTTGGGTAAATGAGAAATATACGCGCTGGGTGAAGACACAGCCGTGTGCGTGTTGTGGTCAGCCAGCCGACGATCCCCATCACCTGATTGGTCACGGTCAGGGAGGGATGGGAACAAAGGCCCACGATATTTTCACGCTACCGTTGTGCCGGGAACATCACAACGAACTTCATGCGGATCCGCTGGCGTTCGAAGAAAAGCATGGTTCCCAGGTTGATTTAATTTTTCGTTTTCTTGATCACGCCTTTGCAACCGGCGTGCTCGGGTAAAAGAGGTTACTGATGCGTATAGAGTTTGTTTTGCCTTATCCGCCGACGGTGAATACTTACTGGCGACGTCGTGGCAACACATATTTTGTATCAAAAGTCGGTGAGCGTTATCGCCGTGATGTGGCACTAATTGTTCGCCAGCAGCGGTTGAAATTAAACCTGTCCGGAAGGCTGGCAATAAAAATTATTGCAGAGCCACCGGATAAGCGCCGCCGCGACCTGGACAATATCCTGAAGGCACCACTGGATGCGCTGACGCATGCCGGACTTCTCATAGACGACGAGCAGTTTGATGAAATCAATATTGTGCGCGGACTGCCTGTTCCTGGTGGTCGGCTGGGGATAAAAATCACAGAACTGGAGTGCGCATGAATAACCAGTATTTACAGTTTGTGCGTGAGCAGCTCATTATCGCCACCGCTGATTTGAGTGGGGCAACAAAAGGTCAGCTTGAAGCCTGGCAGGAGAATGCCATGTTCGATACAGGGCGTTACAGGCGAAAAAAAATCCGGTACCGCGATGAAGTGACTGGAAAAATGATAACGCGGGATAATCCACCAATCCCGGGAAAACAATCACTGGCGAATGGCTCATCAATTGCCCTGGTCAGCCCGGTTGAGTTTTCGACATCATCATGGCGGCGGGCTTTGCTGTCTCTTGAAGAGCATCATAAAGCCTGGTTGTTGTGGTGTTACGGCGAGAGTATTTGTTGGGAATATCAGATCGCGATAACACAGTGGGCGTGGAATGAATTTAATACTCAATCCGGTACCAGAAAAATTGCAGGGAAAACGCAGGAACGCCTGAAAAAATTAATCTGGCTGGCGGCGCAGGCAGTAAAAGCAGAACTTTTTGGTGGGGAAGGTTATGAATACCAGGAGCTGGCATTACTGGCGGGAGTGACAACTAAAAACTGGTCCAAAACATTTACTCGTCACTGGGTTGCAATGAAACACATTTTTCAACGACTGGATAGTGAGGCTTTATTGTTTGTAATGAGAACACGTTCAAAACAAAAGGCGGCATTTTCAAAGCAAAGTGTTGCAAAAGTAGATTGAAAGGCATATATTTCATGCAAATCTGATATTTTGCCGATTTTGTACGTGATGGCAAAAGCAAACAAAACCCGCCCACAAGCGGGTTTTTTTGTGCCACTTATCTCGGATAGACATGGTGAATGCGCTGGTGGAGGAGCTAAGGGTGATTTTTAACCAGGTGATTTTTGAATGCTTGCAACATTGATTTCGTAACGTTATTATCCTGCGCCCGGCCCTTTAGCTCAGTGGTGAGAGCGAGCGACTCATAATCGCCAGGTCGCTGGTTCAAATCCAGCAAGGGCCACCAACCGTCACCAGTTCATCAGGAAAGAGCGTCAACCCTTTAAGTTGAGTGTGCGAGGTTCGAGTCCCCGGTGGCGGTCCAGTGCCGACTTAGCTCAGTAGGTAGAGCAACTGACTTGTAATCAGTAAGTCACCAGTTCGATTCCGGTAGTCGGCACCATATGCAGGCATCGCATAATGGCTATTACCTCAGCCTTCCAAGCTGATGATGCGGGTTCGATTCCCGCTGCCCGCTCCAGTTAGAGTCTTTCAGTCTGCGATGATGGGAAATCCCGGAGTGACTGAAAGACGTTTAAGTTATGAATGATCGCTTTTTTTTGCAAAATTGCTGTGCAGAAATACTAACCTTCGGGCAGGCGATCATTCATAAGCACTCTGCTTTTATTCCGATTAACTGTGGGTGGTTTGTTGGATAGAGTGCTTTCCTTACTGTATATATTGTTTCGCCCGCTTTTGCGGGCTTTTCTTTTCAAATCCCTTTCATTTCTCAGTGTAAAACTACGCCATCCGTTATTTGCGGAGGTGAGGCTATGAAATCCATGGACAAAATTTCAACGGGCATTGCCTATGGCACCTCCGCAGGCAGTGCTGGCTACTGGTTTTTACAGTGGCTTGATCAGGTCAGTCCGTCACAGTGGGCTGCGATTGGTGTACTGGGGAGTCTGGTTCTGGGCTTCCTGACTTATCTGACAAATCTGTACTTCAAAATCAGAGAAGACAAGCGTAAGGCTGCACGGGGAGAGTAATTCAATGACTCAAAACTATGAACTGATTGTGAAAGGGATCCGCAATTTTGAGAATAAAGTTACGGTAACTTTAGCGTTACGGGACAAAAAACGCTTTGACGGTGAAATTTTTGACCTGGACATCTCGCTGGACCGTGTTGAAGGTGCCGCGCTGGGGTTTTATGAGGCAGCAGCCAGAAGGAGCATCAGACAGGTCTTCCTGGATGTTGCTGCCGGGTTATGTGAAGGGGATGAGCAGTCGCCGGAAAAGCGCCCCGTAATTTTAGAGGCGCAGAATGTGTGGATAACCTACAAAGGAAAGCTACCAGGAAGAATTACTGGTTCTCTGAAGACTCCTCCGGAATCACAACCTTAAGTCACTGACCGGAACAGATAAACCTGTCCGTGGGCAGAAACCGATAAATCCTGATAAATATCCATGAACGCAAAAATCAGATACGGCCTGTCGGCTGCCGTTCTGGCACTGATTGCCGTCGGTGCGCCCGCGCCTGATATTCTCGACCAGTTTCTGGATGAAAAAGAAGGTAACCACACAACGGCATACCGCGATGGTTCCGGCATCTGGACCATCTGTCGGGGTGCCACGATGGTGGATGGAAAACCCGTTTTTCCCGGTATGAAACTGTCGAAGGAAAAATGCGACCAGGTCAACGCCATTGAGCGTGATAAGGCGCTGGCATGGGTGGAGCGCAATATTAAAGTACCACTGACCGAACCACAAAAAGCGGGTATCGCGTCATTTTGTCCCTATAACATTGGCCCCGGTAAGTGTTTTCCATCGACGTTTTATAAGCGGCTGAATGCTGGTGATCGTAAGGGCGCATGCGAGGCGATTCGCTGGTGGATAAAAGATGGTGGGCGCGATTGCCGCATACGTTCAAATAACTGCTATGGACAGGTTATTCGTCGTGACCAAGAAAGCGCATTAGCCTGTTGGGGAATAGATCAGTGAGCAGAGTCGCCGCGATTATTTATGCTCTGGTTATCTGCATCATCGTCTGCCTGTCGTGGGCGGTCAATCATTACCGTGATAACGCCATCACCTACAAAGAACAGCGTGATAAAAAAGTCAGTGAGCTGAAGCAGCTGACCGCCACCATCGCTGACATGCAGCAGCGTCAGCGTGATGTTGCTGCGCTCGATGCAAAGTACTCGAGAGAATTAGCCAATGCGAAAGCTGAAAATGAAACTCTGCGCGCTGATGTTGCCGCTGGTCGTAAGCGCCTGCGGGTCAATGCCAGTTGCTCCGCAGCCGTGCGTGAAGCCACCGGACCCACCAGCGTGGATAATGCAACCAGCCCCAGACTGGCAGACACCGCTGAACGGGATTATTTCACCCTCAGAGAACGGTTGATGACGATGCAGAAGCAACTGGAAGGGGCACAGCTATACATTCGTGAGCAATGTCTCAGATAAAAACCGGCCAAGGATAATCCGCTAAAGATTCGCCGGTGGCGAAAGAGAGCCAAGGTGTCAACCTACGCTATTACTTATGATAATGCAACAGACGAAGCGGGACATATTGGCGCATAACAAATCAGTGCAGGCTAACTGCAGGAAGAACTTAGGGCGTGAACGTAGAAAACCTAAGTAACGCACATTACATCTATAACGAGATGAAAGAGCTACAGCGACAGAAAGGTATACTGGAAAGTGGTGCAGGGCTTGGTGTGACAATCCAGTCTGCCTATCAATATAGTGCTTTTCTTGAGGCCATACGCCCGCATGCAGTTGCTGAACTTAACAGCCGTATTGAGGAAAAGAAATCCGCGCTGGTTAATTTGGGTGCTTCCTTCTCTATATACGAGCATAATAAGGCGGGTTGGAAACCCGCCTAAAGCACTTAGAAACTGCGTGGAGCTGTGGAAAGAATGGATGCCAGTTCTTCCTTCGATAAATCCCAGCTTCGATTTACAGCGTCAATTTTCTTAAACTCATCAAGCATTGCGTTATAGAGATGTTCTGTACGTGAATGAGTATTGGCAATGGGCTGTTTCTGTTCGGGGAAGCGATCAATTTTCTGATATGCCTCAATGATACTGAAGTAATCGCATTCATTATTACCGTCGAAACCTGGGAGCTGAATTGCCCCATCATGTATTTTTAGATGATGGTCACGGACTAATTCTTTTTGCTCGTCATCACTAAGTTTCCTGAAAGCATTGGAAAGTCCGCGATACATATTCAAGACAGCAGTAACAAAATCACGATCTTCTTTACTTGGTTCGTCAACATCCAAATGTGAATATTCGGCCTTGATAACCCAATCATTACCAGATGACACAGCATATTTAACAAGCTGTGGATCAATATCAGTTTCGATACCTAGGTGGATGGCAATGTCACATAACAAAATGGTATTGATTTTATCTTTAATATCCATGAGTTAACCCTCTGAAGTAAAAAGTAATATCTACACCCGTTGGCTCATGAAGTCTATTGATCTGTCTCATATCAGCAGCAAATCTATTCCATGGAGATACTCAATGCAGGTCACCTTTGATTTATATAAGGGCGAAACATGCCAGCACTAATCCCACGCGCCTGCCGTAAGCGTGGATGTGCAGGTACAACCACAGACAGTTCTGGTTACTGCGATAAACATCGTGGCGAAGGATGGGTACAGCATCAACGCGGACTGAGCCGCCACCAGCGTGGCTATGGCTCGAAATGGGATGCCATACGTGCGCGCATACTGAAGCGTGATAATCATCTGTGTCAGAACTGCCTGCGCAATGGGAGAGCCGTTGAAGCCAGAACTGTGGACCACATCATTCCGAAAGCTCATGGTGGCACGGATGCAGACAGTAACCTGCAGAGTCTGTGCTGGCCCTGTCATAAAGCAAAAACAGCGCGCGAACGCATCAATTGATAACAGCTCCCATCTGCAGGGGAGGGGCGGGTCAAATCTCTGCAACCCTGGCTGTTCAGTACCGCCGCCTGACCCTTCCTCACATCGCCGCAGGTTCGAAAACTTTTTTTGGAAATGTGAACAAACGATTGATAGGTAAGACCGATTATGTCAGGACCTCCGAAAACCCCGCCACGCCTGCATTTGATACGAGGCAACCCCTCAAAGCGCCCCGTTAAAGACCCCAAAAAAACCGCTAAAAAGGATGAAAAAGGTCTTCCTAAAATTCCGCAGCATTTAGGGGCACAGGGGAAGTACTGGTTCAGGCGAATGGCGGAAGAGCTGAATGCGGAAGGGATCATTTCTCAGCTTGATGCGCGTGCGCTCGAGTTGCTGGTGGAAGCCTACACCGAATATCGGCATCACTGCGAAACACTCGATGTTGAGGGGTATACCTACCGCACGGAAACGCAGAGCGGTGATGTACTGATTAAGGCGCACCCCGCGGCGGCAATGAAAGCGGATGCCTGGAAGCGGATCCGGGCAATGCTTGCAGAGTTTGGTATGTCACCGGCAAGCCGGGCTAAAGTAAATATCGCCGGACCGGATGATGTTGATCCGCTGGCGGAGCTTTTAAAAGCGAGAGACTGATGGCAAAAGTGGCTGACGGGATCCGCTACGCCGAACGTGTTGTTGCAGGAGAAATTGTTGCTGGCGAATTTGTCCGCCTGGCCTGCCAGCGTTTTCTTGATGATCTGAAGTACGGCGAAGAGCGGGGGATTTATTTCAGCGAACCCCGTGCGCAGCACATCCTGAATTTCTACAAATTTGTGCCTCATGTAAAAGGGGCGCTGGCAGGCCAGCCCATTGAGTTGATGGACTGGCATGTATTTATCCTCATTAATATTTTTGGTTTTGTCATTCCGCTGGTCAATGAAGAGACCGGGGAAGTTGTCATGCGCAGCGATGGCAGCGGACATCCGGTGATGGTGCGCCGGTTCCGGACGGCGTACAACGAAGTCGCCCGTAAAAACGCAAAATCAACTCTGTCATCGGGTATCGGCCTGTATATGACGGGGGCAGATGGTGAAGGCGGAGCTGAGGTGTATTCAGCCGCAACCACGCGTGACCAGGCCAGAATCGTGTTTGAAGACGCCAAAAATATGGTCAGAAAAGCCCGGTCGACACTCGGGCGGTTGTTTGATTTCAACAAGCTGGCGATTTACCAGGAGCAGAGCGCATCAAAATTTGAACCGCTTTCTTCGGATGCAAACAACCTGGATGGTCTGAACATCCACTGCGCCATTATTGATGAGCTGCATGCACATAAAACCCGTGACGTGTGGGACGTTCTGGAAACGGCAACCGGTGCCCGTCTGCAGTCCCTTTTATTTGGTATCACCACGGCAGGGTTTAACAAGGAAGGGATTTGTTACGAGCAGCGTGATTACGCCATCAAGGTATTGCGTGGCTATAACAGCGACGTGGAGGGCGCGGTAAAAGACGACTCCTACTTTGCGATTATTTACACCCTCGATGAGGGAGATGATCCGTTTGATGAAACGGTCTGGCAGAAAGCGAATCCCGGCCTGGGCATCTGTAAACGCTGGGATGATCTGCGTCGCCTGGCGAAAAAAGCGAAAGAACAGGTCTCTGCGCGGGTGAATTTTTTTACCAAACACATGAATGTGTGGGTAACAGCAGAGTCTGCCTGGATGGACATGATTAAGTGGGAGAAGTGCGAATACATTGCCCCACGACATGAGCTGAAAACGTATCCCATGTGGGTCGGCGTTGACCTTGCTCATAAGATTGATATCTGTGCGGCGGCAAAACTCTGGCGAACGGATAACGGGCATGTTCATGCCGATTTTAAATTCTGGCTTCCGGAAGGACGGCTGGAACGATGCTCGCGGCAGCAGGCAGAACTTTACCGGAAGTGGGCGGAGATGGATAAGCTGATTCTGACGGATGGTGATGTTATCGATCATGCTCAGATAAAAAGTGACTTACTGGAATGGATTGGTGGTGAAAACCTCAGGGAACTGGGATTTGACCCGTGGAGCGCGATGCAGTTCAGCTTGGCACTGGCTGAAGAAGGGATACCGCTGGTGGAGGTTCCGCAGACGGTTCGCAATCTGTCAGAGGCCATGAAGGAAACGGAATCACTGGTCTATGCCGGGCGTTTCCATCACAGCAATCATCCGGTCATGAACTGGATGATGTCTAACGTTACGGTAAAACCGGACAAAAACGACAATATCTTCCCGAATAAATCCACGCTGGAAGCCAAAATCGACGGCCCTGTTGCGATGTTTACAGCAATGAGCCGGATGCTGGTCAATGGTGGTGAACCGGAGCTGGATCTGTCTGAACATCTGGTCAGCGTGGGCATCCGCTCGCTTTAACCGAGGTCATTATGTTTCTGATAATTCTCGCGCCACTGGTGGGCATGCTGGGTGCGCTTTTGCTGGCGTATGGTGCCTGGCTGATTTATCCCCCGGCGGGTTTTGTTGTTGCCGGGGTGCTGTGCCTGTTCTGGTCGTGGCTGGTGGCGCGATATCTCGACCGTACACAGCCGTCTGTCGGCGGAGGTAAATAGTGTTCTTTTCGGGATTATTTCAACGAAAAAGTGACGCGCCGGTGACCACGCCAGCAGAGCTGGCGGATGCCATCGGGTTGTCTTACGACACCTATACCGGAAAGCAGATCAGCAGTCAGCGGGCCATGCGACTGACGGCGGTTTTTTCCTGCGTCAGAGTGCTGGCAGAGTCGGTCGGGATGTTGCCCTGCAATCTGTATCACCTGAACGGCAGCCTGAAACAGAGGGCCACCGGCGAACGTCTGCATAAGCTGATCTCCACGCATCCCAATGGCTATATGACGCCGCAGGAGTTCTGGGAGCTGGTGGTCACCTGTCTGTGCCTGAGGGGAAACTTTTACGCCTACAAAGTGAAAGCATTTGGCGAAGTGGCTGAACTGCTGCCCGTCGATCCCGGTTGTGTGGTACCGAAGCTTAACAGTCGCTGGGAGCCGGTCTATCAGGTCACATTCCCGGACGGTTCCACGGATGTACTGAGCCAGGAAGATATCTGGCATGTGCGCACGCTGACGCTGGACGGTCTGGTGGGACTGAATCCCATCGCCTATGCCCGCGAGGCAATATCGCTGGCAGCAGCGACCGAAGAGCACGGGGCCAGACTGTTCAGCAATGGTGCGGTGACGTCCGGTGTGTTGCGTACAGAACAGACGCTGTCGGATCAGGCTTATGAGCGCCTGAAGAAAGATTTTGAGGAGCGTCACACCGGGCTTGGCAATGCTCACCGCCCGATGATCCTTGAGATGGGGCTGGACTGGAAGTCGATGGCGCTGAACGCCGAGGACAGCCAGTTCCTGGAAACCCGCAAGTTTCAGCTTGAAGAAATCTGTCGTCTGTTCCGGGTGCCGTTGCACATGGTGCAGAACACCGATCGCGCCACCTTCAACAATATCGAAGAGCTGGGGTTGGGATTTATCAACTATTCACTGGTGCCGTATCTGACCCGCATCGAACAGCGGATCAACACCGGACTGGTACGAAAAAGTAAGCAGGGCGTTTATTACGCCAAATTTAACGCCGGGGCGTTACTGCGCGGGGATATGAAGTCCCGTTTTGAAGCCTACGCCACCGGGATCAACTGGGGAATTTACTCTCCCAATGACTGCCGCGACCTGGAAGATATGAATCCGCGTCCCGGTGGTGATGTCTATCTCACACCGATGAACATGACCACGAAACCCTCCGATGGCAGTAAAGCCGGTAAGCAGAAGGATAACGCCAATGCAGACGAAACAACGTCTTGATGTACCGCTGAGTCTGAAATCTGTCAGTGACTCCGGTGAGTTTGAAGGGTATGGCTCCGTCTTTGGTGTAAAGGACAGCCACGATGATGTGGTGATGTCCGGGGCATTTGCTGCTTCCCTGCGGGCGTGGAGTGACAGAAAAGCGTTACCTGCGCTGCTCTGGCAGCACCGCATGGATGAACCCATCGGTGTTTACACCGAAATGAAGGAAGACGATGTCGGGCTTTACGTCAGGGGACGGTTGCTTATTGATGATGATCCCCTCGCAAAACGCGCACATGCACACATGAAGGCCGGTTCGTTAACCGGCCTTTCTATTGGGTACGTCCTGAAAGACTGGGAATACGACCGGAGCAAAGAAGCCTTTCTGCTGAAAGAAATCGACCTCTGGGAAGTCAGCCTGGTGACGTTCCCGTCTAACGACGAGGCGCGGATCAGCGACGTCAAGAACGCACTGGCCCGCGGGGAAATCCCCGAACAGAAAAAAATCGAAAGAGTCCTGCGTGATGTCGGACTCTCCCGTACCCAGGCCAAAGCATTCATGGCCGGGGGCTATGGCGCACTGTCCCTGCGCGACGCTGAGGATGTGGGCTCTGCACTGAATGCACTGAAAAATCTGAACTTCTAATCAGGAGAAATACGATGGCGGTAGATATTAAAGATGTCGAACAGGTCGCGCAGGAGCTGCAGCAGAAGTTTGACGACTTCAAAGCAAAGAACGACAAGCGCGTGGATGCGATTGAGCAGGAAAAAGGCAAACTTGCCGGGCAGGTGGAAACCCTGAACGGGAAACTCAGCGAGCTGGAAAACCTCAAAAGCGATCTTGAAAAAGAGCTGCTTGAGCTGAAACGTCCGGCAGGTGGTGCGCAAAATAAACTGGCCACCGAGCATAAAGAAGCGTTTGTGGGCTTCCTGCGTAAAGGCCGTGAAGATGGTCTGCGCGATCTGGAGCGCAAGGCATTACAGGTGGGCACCGATGAAGACGGCGGCTATGCCGTGCCGGAAGCACTGGATCGCAACATTCTCACCCTGCTGAAAGATGAAGTGGTGATGCGCCAGGAAGCCACGGTGATCAGCGTTGGTGGTTCCGACTACAAAAAACTGGTGAATCTGGGCGGCACGGCTTCCGGATGGGTTGGCGAGACTGACGCGCGCTCCCAGACTGCCACCTCAAAACTGGGCCTGATTGAACCTTTCATGGGGGAAATCTACGGTAACCCGCAGGCCACCCAGAAAATGCTGGATGATGCCTTTTTCAACGTGGAAGCATGGATCAACAGCGAGCTGGCAACCGAATTTGCCGAACAGGAAGAAATTGCCTTTACCACCGGCGATGGTACCAAGAAGCCGAAAGGGTTCCTGGCGTATGAGTCCACGGATGAAACAGACAAGGTCCGGGCGTTCGGCAAACTTCAGCATATTGTATCCGGCGAAGCGACGGCGGTGACCGCAGATGCCATTATCAAACTGATTTACACGCTGCGTAAGGCACACCGCACTGGCGCGAAGTTCATGATGAACAACAACAGTCTGTTTGCCATCCGTCTGCTGAAAGACAGTGAGGGTAACTATCTGTGGCGTCCGGGGCTGGAGCTGGGGCAGCCGTCCTCTCTGGCGGGTTACGCTATCGCTGAAAACGAACAGATGCCGGATATTGCCGCTGATGCGAAAGCCATTGCATTTGGTAACTTCAAACGGGGTTACACCATCGTTGACCGTATCGGTACCCGCATTCTGCGTGATCCGTACACCAATAAACCGTTTGTCGGTTTTTATACCACCAAGCGCACCGGCGGCATGCTGGTCGATTCGCAGGCCATCAAACTGCTGAAGATTGCAGCGGCGTAATCATTCAGGGGGCGCAGAAGTGCGCCCCCTGTTCTGACAGGTGAAAGAATCATGATCCTGAAACAAGATCTGAAATGGTCACCGGACGGTATGCGTGTTGAGATTATTCGGGCCGGTGAGTATGAAGATAAAGAATTACCCGAACGGGTACGCGAAATTGCCACTGCAGCTGGGATTGTCTCTGATAAGAGAACTCCTGTTGCGCGGGGGGCTGATAAGTCTAAAAAACAGCATTCATAGAGGTTGCCCAAATGATGCCCACTCTGGAAGAGCTTCGTGTTCAGTGCCGGATTGATGATGACAATGAACAGGAGAATTCTCTTCTTATGATGTATCTGGCTGCTGCCAGGGAAGAGGCTGAAAAGTTTTTAAACCGGACGCTTTACGATGAAACTGTTTCTGAGCAGGATACGACCGGGCTTGTAATAACACCTCTGATAAAACTGCGTCTTATGCAACTGGTTGGCTACTGGTACGAGAACAGGGAAATGCAGGATGCAGTGCCTGATTTTTTCTATACCGGACTGCGGATGTATCGATTTCATCCCGGAACATAGGAGGATTCATGCAGGCAGGAAGATTACGTGATCGTGTGGTTATTCTGAATGCCACCACCGTTCGGTCTCCGTCAGGGCACCCTGTGGAAACAATGACGGAGGGGGCAACCATATGGGCAGAAGTTAAGGGGATCAGTGGCAGGGAGAGAATATCCGGAGGCGCAGAAACTGCTCAGGCTACAGTGAGGGTCTGGATGAGATTCCGGCGAGATGTAACAGCAACTTCATGTCTGAAAGTGCTGACTGGTGCATTCAAAGGCGCGATTCTGAGTATAGACGGTCCGCCGATACCGGATGCTCGTGCCACACGGCTTGAGATACTCTGTTCTCAGAAGGGGAATGTGTGATGGATTTCAGTCTTGATTTTTCAGGTCTGGCGGATATTGCACGGGATCTGGAGACGCTCAGCAGGGCAGAAAACAATAAGGTACTGCGCGATGCCACCCGTGCCGGTGCTGAAGTTATGCGGGATGCAGTTGTTGAACGTGCGCCGGAGCGAACCGGGAAACTGAAGAAAAATGTGGTTGTTCTCACTCAGCGTTCAAAGCGTCGGGGGGAAATTATCTCGGGTGTCCACATTCGTGGACGGAACCTGCGAACCGGAAACAGTGATAACAGCATGAAAGCCAGTGATCCCCGAAATGCGTTTTACTGGCGCTTTGTGGAGCTGGGAACGATAAACATGCCCGCGCATCCGTTCATTCGCCCGGCTTTCGATACGACAGAGGAACTGGCAGCACAGATTGCCATACAGCGAATGAATCAGGCTATTGATGAGGTCTTAAGTAAATGAGAGAGACCACACTGTATTCCCTGCTGTCTCAACTGGCCGGAGGACAGGTTTATCCTTATGTGGTCCCGCTGACGGAGGGAAAGCCTGCGGTATCTCCGCCATGGCTGGTATTTTCTGTGGTGTCTGACACTGCGTCTGATGTGCTTGATGGTCAGGCTGAATCCAGAATTACCGTGCAGATCGATGTCTGGGCAACAGTACCTGATGACGCAGATGATATCCGTGAGCAGGCGCTTGATGCGGTAAGGCAACTTGCACCCTCCGTTATTTCTAAAACTCAGGGTTATGATCCTGATTCCCGTCTGAGCAGAGCCACGCTTGAATTTCAGGTAATAGCCTGAGGTCGTTAATGATTTTACCCACCCGCCGCTGGCGGGTTTTTTATTTTCAGGAGACGAGTATGTCCTCTAATTTTGAGCGTTCGCAACTGACGAAAATTATGATTTCGTCTGCACCGGTAACAGCAGAAACCCTGGATTCTGCCAGCTATCTTGGCCTGAGCTGTACAATCAAAGAGGTGCAGTTTACCGCAGGACAAAAGCAGGATATTGATGTCACCACGCTGTGTTCTGTTGAGCAGGAAAATATTAACGGCCTTGGTGCCGCGTCAGAGATTTCCATGTCAGGCAACTTTTACCTCAATGCTGCCCAGAACGCGTTGCGCAGTGCCTATGACAATGACACCACGTATGGCTTTAAAGTTATTTTTCCGTCAGGCAACGGATTTACCTTTATGGCAGAGGTGCGTCAGCATACCTGGTCTGCAGGAACTAATGGTGTTGTGGCTGCAACGTTTTCCCTGCGCCTGAAAGGTAAACCTGTGCTGACGACAGAGCCGCTGAAAGTGAAGGTCGATTTAAACAGCACGCTGCAGGTTTCTGCCGGAGCGAAACTCGAAATGGTGGTTGAGGCTGCCGGTGGTGTGCCGCCTTATTCTTATGTCTGGAAGAAAGGTAGTTCTCCTGTTTCCGGACAGACGGCGGCAACATTCAGTAAGGCATCAGCAGCATCAGGTGATGCCGGTGCGTATACCTGCGAGATTTCTGATTCAGCAAGCCCTGTTAACAAGGTGACCTCCACTTCCTGCACTGTTACCGTCAGTTAATGAGGATAGATGTGATGACTAAAAATATCCGCAATCTGGCACTGGCAACGATGTCGGGGTTTCGCCATAAAACTGTTGATGTGCCTGAATGGGAAGGGGCAACGGTTGTATTACGGGAACCTTCTGCAGAAGCCTGGTTGCGCTGGCAGGAGATCGTTAAAGCAAAAGATGATGAGACACCGTTATCCGTTGCGGAGCGCGCCCGCCGAAATCTGGAGGCAGATGTTGAACTGTTCATTGATGTTCTGTGTGATACCGGACTGCAACCTGTATTTTCAGAGGATGATCGTGAACAGGTGATTGCCGTGTATGGCCCGGTGCATGCGCGGCTTCTTCGGCAGTCTCTGGAACTGATCAGTGATGCCGGCGAGGTTAAAAAAAAGTAGAGCTTCCGGGGATGCGTTTTCTGATGATGCTGGCGCTCAGGATGGGGCGCACATTGTCAGAGTTACGCCGGGAAATGTCCGCATCAGAAATCATGATGTGGGCAGAATTTGACAGGTTCAGCCCGCTGGGTGACGAGCGGGCTGATATCCGGGCTGCCCAGATAGTTTCTGCGGTTTACGGTGCGCAGGGTGTCAAAGTCCCACTGAATGATGCGCTTCTTCAGTGGGAACAAGAGCAGACAGAAGGCGTCTCAGATCCATTTGCCGGACTGGAAAACGCGCTTTTAATAGTGTCTCAGTGAGTCAACATAACCGCTTCGGCGGTTTTTTTCGTCCGGAGAATGAGTGTGGCGACATTACGTGAACTGATTATTAAAATCTCGGCAAATTCCCGGTCATTCCAGTCAGAGATCTCCCGGGCTTCGCGTATGGGGCAGGATTACTACCGTACCATGCAGAACGGAGGCCGGCAGTCCGCTGCTGCATCCCGTGAAATGCGGCGTGCACTGGCAGAAGTGACGGATCAGATAAATACAGCTAAATCTTCGGCACTGAATATGGCGGGGGCATTTGCCGGAGCTTTTGCTACCGGTCATCTTATTTCTCTCGCCGATGAGTGGAATTCAGTAAATGCCCGTCTGAAGCAGGCTTCACAGTCCAGTGATGATTTTCAGGTATCACAACGTGAATTAATGGCAATCAGCCAGAGAACGGGAACGGCGTTTTCTGATAACGCCAGCCTTTTTGCCCGCTCTGCAGCTTCCATGCGGGAGTATGGCTACAGTTCTGAGGAGGTACTGAAAGTCACCGAGGCGATCTCCACGGGCCTGAAATTATCCGGTGCCAGTACAGCAGAAGCCAGTTCGGTGATCACGCAGTTCAGTCAGGCACTGGCGCAGGGAGTGCTGCGCGGTGAAGAATTTAACTCTGTGAATGAGAACGGCGATCGTGTTATTCGTGCGCTGGCTGCGGGAATGGGTGTTGCCCGTAAGGATCTGAAGGCCATGGCGGATAACGGAAAACTGACCGCCGATAAGGTTGTTCCTGCACTGATTAGTCAGCTTGGGGCGTTGCGTGATGAATATGCAGCAATGCCTGATACTGTTTCATCCTCTGCAACCAAAGTTGAAAACGCCTTTATGGCCTGGGTTGGTGGTGCGAACGAGGCAAGCGGAGTGACAAAGACACTCACCGGGGTGTTGAATGGTGTTGCAGACAATATTGATACCGTGGCTGCTGCAGCTGGCGCACTGGTTGCCGTCGGGGTAGCCCGATATTTTGGCAATATGGCGTCGTCTGCTGGATCTGCAACTGCCGGATTAATTACTGCAGCCAGAAACGAAGTGGCTCTTGCTGAAGTGCAACTTCGGGGGACACAGATAGCAACCGCTAGGGCGCGTGCGGCGGTTTATCGTGCGCAACAGGCGGTTGTTGCTGCTCGCGGTACCGAAAGGCAGGCCGCAGCAGAAGCGAAGCTGACAGCTGCCCAGGCGTCACTTACCCGTAATATTGCGGCCAGAACAGCTGCACAGACAACGCTGAATACTGTCACGTCAGTGGGGAGTCGTCTGTTAAGTGGTGCGCTGGGGTTGGTTGGTGGTGTGCCGGGACTCGTCATGCTGGGGGCGACGGCCTGGTACACGATGTATCAGAATCAGGAGCAGGCCAGAGAATCTGCACGCCAGTATGCCGCAACAATCGACGAAATTCGCCAGAAAACGTCGGCAATGTCGCTTCCTGAAGCGTCAGATAATGAGGAAAAGACGCGGCAGGCACTTGATGAGCAAAACAGGTTAATTGACGAGCAGAAAAGTAAGATTAAATCCTTACAGGAAAAAATTGCTGGCTATCAGTATGTGCTGGCAAACCCGGGCTGGACAACCGATAACGGTTTTATGATTAACCACATGACGTCGGTAAAAACTGTCACAGAAGGGCTTGCAGAAGCAACAAATCAACTGGCAGTTGAACAGTCCCGTCTCACACAAATGCAGGGCAAAGCGCAATCCATTCAGGATGTGCTTGCCGGGCTGGAGGAGCGACGGGTGGCGTTGATCCGTCAACAGGCCGCGGAACAAAACAAAGCGTATCAGTCCCTGTTGATCATGAATGGGCAGCATACCGAGTTTAATCGCCTTCTCGGGCTCGGTAATGAATTACTTCAGCAGCGACAGGGGCTGGTGAATGTACCGTTACGGCTACCACAGGCAACCCTGGATGATAAACAGCAGACCGCACTGAATAACAGCGAGCGCGAACTGGCTCTGTCCCGCCTGAAGGGGGAAGCCCGTGAGCGTGCCCGCCTGGGTTATGCTGCGGATGATCTCGGCTTTGTGGGAGAGGCGTATCAGACAGCCAGACAGAATTATATCAATAACTCACTGGATGCTTGGCGAAATAACCAGGCAAATAAACCCAAAGCGCATAAAAAGACCGAAGCGGAAAAAACAGAAGATATTTATAAACGGCTGATTAAACAGCAAAAAGAACAAATAGCACTGGCAGGGCAGAATACTGAACTGGCTAAGATGAAATATCAGGTCAGTCAGGGCGAATTATCAACCCTGTCAGAAGCGCAGAAAAAAACGCTTTTGCAGAATGCAGCACTCATCGACCAGAAAAAGATTCGTGAGCAGCTTGCTGCGTATGAGAGCAGTCTGGCGGACAGTAATGCCAGTGCCCGGGCATCTGACGAAGCGCAGTTGCTGGGATATGGTGAAGGTTCACGGATGCGTGAACGACTCCAGGAAATGTGGAGTATCCGGCAGGCGTTTGAGCAGAAAAATAACGAGCTGCTGAGACAGTATCAGGCCGGAGAAATTGAAGAAGCCCTGTGGAAACAGGAGAAAGAACTGAATAAAAAATATCTGGAAGAGCGTCTCAGCGATCAGCAGGATTATTATGCAAAGGCCGATGCTTTACGTAATAACTGGAATGCCGGACTCCAGGAGGGACTGACCAACTGGGCAGACAGTGCCACCGATTATGCTTCACAGGCGGCAGATGCTGTCGTTTCCACGATGGACGGGCTGGTATCAAATATTTCCGATGCACTGGCCGGGAATGTTGTGGACTGGAGGAACTGGGGGAGTTCAGTTCTCCGGGAAGTTTCAAAAATTCTGATGAATGCAGCCATTGTTAACGGACTGAAATCACTCTCCGGTGCCGGAGGGTGGCTTGGTACGGTCGGCGGATGGATTTCGGGGGCAGTGGCAAACGCAAAAGGTGGTGTTTACACATCGGCAAATCTGAGTGCTTACAGTAACACTATTGTGGATACACCGACGTATTTTGCTTTTGCGAAAGGTGCCGGGTTGATGGGCGAGGCCGGGCCTGAAGCAATCATGCCACTGACACGGGCAGCGGACGGCTCTCTTGGGGTCAGGGCCATTGGAAATGTGAATGGTGGCGGTGGATTTGTTTATTCTCCCGTGTATCACATCAGCATTCAGAATCAAGGGAGCAATGGCGAGATAGATGCGCGCTCAGCCAGGGGACTGGTGGATCTGATCGACAGCAGGGTTGTGTCAATTATGCAGTCATCGCGTCGGGATGGAGGATTGTACAGTGCCTGAGCCTGAAGTTTTTAACTGGATCCCCCGTGAGGGGATGGAGACGACACGAAAGCCATCAGTTATTACGGTAAAGTTTGGTGACGGATATGAACAGCGACGGGCTGGTGGTCTGAATGCGGATCTGAAAACGTTTAAACCGGTATTTCGTGTCACAGATGAATATTCCCGTGCCGCGCTGGACAGTTTTTTATCCCGTCATGCCGGGATTCGTGCTTTTTTGTGGCGTCCGCCAAAACACAACAGGACTGTCCGGGTTGTCTGCAGGGAGTGGAGCATTTCGGATAATGCCATGTATACCGATTTTAACTGTACCTTTGAAGAGGTCACTCACTGATGCAGGATATACAGCAGGAAACACTCAATGAGTGCACTAAAACGGAGCAATCCGCGCTGGTCGTGCTCTGGGAAATTGATCTGACAGAGGTCGGCGGAGATCGTTATTTCTTCTGTAATGAGCAGAACGAAAAAGGTGAACCAGTCACCTGGCAGGGGCGGCAGTATCAGGCTTATCCCATTCAGGGAAGCGGATTTGAGATGAACGGCAAAGGAGCCAGTGCAAGGCCAACGCTTAAAGTCTCTAATCTGTACGGCATGGTCACCGGGATGGCGGAAGATCTGCAGAGTCTGGTCGGCGGAACGGTGGTCCGGCGTAAGGTTTACGCCCGTTTTCTGGATGCGGTGAACTTCGTCAACGGAAACAGTGACGCCGATCCGGAGCAGGAGGTGATCAGCCGCTGGCGCATCGAGCAGTGCAGCGAACTGAGCGCGGTGAGTGCCTCCTTTGTACTGTCCACGCCGACGGAAACGGATGGCGCTGTTTTTCCGGGACGTATCATGCTGGCCAACACCTGCACCTGGACCTATCGCGGTGATGAGTGCGGTTATGATGGCCCGGCGGTCGCGGATGAATATGACCAGCCAACGTCCGATATCACGAAGGATAAGTGCAGCAAATGCCTGAGTGGTTGCAAGTTCCGCAATAACGTCGGCAACTTTGGCGGCTTCCTTTCCATTAACAAACTTTCGCAGTAAATCCCATGACAGAGACAGAATCAGCGATTCTGGCGCACGCCCGGCGATGTGCGCCAGCGGAGTCGTGCGGCTTCGTGGTGAGAACGCCGGAGGGGGAAAGATATTTTCCCTGCGTGAATATTTCCGGTGAGCCGGAGGAGTATTTCCGGATGGCTCCGGAGGACTGGCTGCAGGCAGAGATGCAGGGTGAGATTGTGGCGCTGGTTCACAGCCACCCCGGTGGTCTGCCCTGGCTGAGTGAGGCCGACCGGCGGTTGCAGGTGCAGAGTGATTTGCCGTGGTGGCTGGTCTGCCGCGGGGCGATTCATAAGTTCCGCTGTGTGCCGCATCTCACCGGGCGGCGCTTTGAGCACGGGGTGACGGACTGTTACACGCTGTTCCGGGACGCTTACCATCTGGCGGGGATTGAGATGCCGGATTTTCATCGCGAGGATGACTGGTGGCGTCACGGTCAGAATCTCTATCTGGATAATCTGGAGGCCACAGGGCTGTATCAGGTGCCGTTGTCATCAGCACAACCGGGCGATGTGCTGCTGTGCTGTTTTGGTTCATCGGTGCCGAATCATGCCGCCATTTACTGTGGTGATGGCGAGCTGCTGCACCATATTCCTGAACAACTGAGCAAACGAGAGAGGTACACCGACAAATGGCAGCGACGCACACACTCCCTCTGGCGTCACCGGGCATGGCACGCATCTGCCTTTACGGGGATTTACAACGATTTGGCCGCCGCATCGACCTTCGAGTGAAAACGGGGTCCGAAGCCATCCGGGCGCTGGCCATGCAGATCCCGGCATTTCGTCAGAAACTGAGCGACGGCTGGTACCAGGTACGCATTGCCGGGCGTGATGCAGGTGAAACCGAATTGTCTGCCCGTCTTAATGAGCCGCTGGCAAATGGTGCCGTGATCCACATCGTGCCGCGTCTGGCGGGAGCTAAAAGTGGCGGTGTGTTTCAGGTGGTGCTGGGGGCGGCGCTGATTGCGGTGGCATGGTGGAACCCTGTGGGCTGGCTGGGTGCCGCGGCTGTATCGGGCATGTATGCGGCAGGGGCCAGTATGATCCTGGGCGGAGTGGCGCAGATGCTGGCACCGAAAGCCAGGACGCCCACGGCAGCAAGTACAGATAACGGCAAACAGAACACCTATTTCTCCTCACTGGATAACATGGTTGCCCAGGGCAATGTTCTGCCCGTTCTGTACGGTGAAATGCGCGTGGGGTCGCGGGTGGTCTCTCAGGAGATCAGCACGGCAGACGAAGGGGATGGTGGTCAGGTTGTGGTGATTGGTCGCTGATGAAAAACGTTTATGTGAAACCGCCTGCGGGCGGTTTTGTCGTTTATGGAGCGTGAGGAATGGGTAAAGGCAGCAGTAAGGGGCATACCCCGCGCGAAGCGAAGGACAACCTGAAGTCCACGCAGCTGCTGAGTGTGATCGATGCCATCAGCGAAGGGCCGGTTGAAGGTCCGGTGGACGGATTAAAAAGCGTGCTGCTGAACAGTACGCCGGTGCTGGACTGTGAGGGGAATACCAATATATCCGGCGTCACGGTGGTGTTCCGGGCCGGTGAGCAGGAGCAGTCACCGCCGGAGGGATTTGAATCCTCCGGCTCCGAGACGGTGCTGGGTACGGAAGTGAAATATGACACGCCGATCACCCGGACCATCACGTCGGCAAACATCGACCGTCTGCGCTTTACCTTCGGTGTACAGGCACTGGTGGAAACCACCTCAAAGGGGGACCGGAATCCGTCGGAAGTCCGCCTGCTGGTTCAGATACAGCGTAATGGTGGCTGGGTGACGGAAAAAGACATCACCATTAAGGGCAAAACCACCTCGCAGTATCTGGCCTCGGTGGTGGTGGGTAACCTGCCGCCGCGCCCGTTCAATATACGGATGCGCAGGATGACGCCGGACAGCACCACAGACCAGCTGCAGAACAAAACGCTCTGGTCGTCATACACCGAAATCATCGATGTGAAACAGTGCTACCCGAACACGGCACTGGTCGGCGTGCAGGTGGACTCGGAGCAGTTCGGCAGCCAGCAGGTGAGCCGTAATTATCATCTTCGTGGGCGCATTCTGCAGGTGCCGTCGAACTATAACCCGCAGACGCGGCAATACAGCGGTATCTGGGACGGAACGTTTAAGCCGGCATACAGCAACAACCCGGCCTGGTGTCTGTGGGATATGCTGACCCACGGATATGCTGACCCATCCGCGCTACGGCATGGGGAAACGTCTTGGTGCGGCGGATGTGGACAAATGGGCGCTGTATGTCATCGGCCAGCATTGCGATCAGTCGGTGCCGGACGGTTGTGGATAAATGGGCGCTGTATGTCATCGGCCAGTACTGCGACCAGTCAGTGCCGGACGGTTTTAGCGGCACGGAGCCGCGCATCACCTGTAATGCCTACCTGACCACGCAGCGTAAGGCGTGGGATGTGCTCAGTGATTTCTGCTCGGCGATGCGCTGTATGCCGGTATGGAACGGGCAGACGCTGTCCAGCAGTTCCGTTTTAATCAGCCACAGCCCGGCGCGGTGTGCCTGCCCCCGGCTGGTACAGCCAAAGGCATCCATCTTCGTGACATTACGACCGTAACGGGCAATGGCCTGCGTATCTTCAACAAGCTCTGTCGCCGTCTCCCAGCCGTTATCCGGGTCAATCCAGTTCACCTCAACGGCATTATGGCGGTCTTTCAGGGCGCTGAAACTGTAGCGGAACGGCGCGCCATCATCCGGCATCACCACATTACTGCGGTTATAGGCCCACACCTTATCCGACGGTCGGTCCTGCACGAACGTCAGCGTCTGCCCGTTCCATACCGGCATACAGCGCATCGCGCGGCGACAGAGCTTGTTGAAGATACGCAGGCCATTGCCCGTTACGGTCGTAATGTCACGAAGATGGATGCCTTTGGCTGTACCAGCCGGGGGCAGGCACACCGCGCCGGGCTGTGGCTGATTAAAACGGAACTGCTGGAGACGCAGACCGTGGATTTCAGCGTGGGTGCTGAAGGGCTTCGCCATGTACCGGGCGATGTCATTGAAATCTGCGATGATGACTATGCCGGTATCAGCACCGGTGGTCGCGTGCTGGCGGTGAACAGTCAGACCCGGACGCTGACGCTCGACCGTGAAATCACGCTGCCATCTTCCGGCACCACGCTGATAAGCCTGGTTGACGGGCAGGGGAGTCCGGTCAGCGTGGAGGTTCAGTCCGTCACCGACGGCGTGAAGGTGAAAGTGAGCCGTGTTCCTGACGGCGTTGCCGAATACAGCGTGTGGGGGCTGAAGCTGCCGACGCTGCGCCAGCGCCTGTTCCGCTGTGTGAGTATCCGTGAGAACGATGACGGTACGTATGCCATCACCGCCGTGCAGCATGTACCGGAAAAAGAAGCCATCGTGGATAACGGGGCGCACTTTGACGGCGACCAGAGCGGCACGGTGAACGGTGTCACGCCGCCAGCGGTGCAGCACCTGACTGCCGAAGTCACCGCAGACAGCGGGGAATATCAGGTGCTGGCGCGCTGGGATACGCCGAAGGTGGTGAAGGGGGTGAGCTTTATGCTTCGCCTGACCGTGGCAGCGGATGACGGCAGTGAGCGGCTGGTCAGCACGGCCCGGACGACGGAAACCGCATACCGCTTCACGCAACTGGCGCTGGGGAACTACAGGCTGACAGTCCGGGCGGTAAATGCGTGGGGACAGCAGGGCGATCCGGCGTCGGTATCGTTCCGGATTGCCGCACCGGTAGCACCGTCGCGGATTGAGCTGACGCCGGGGTATTTTCAGATAACCGCCACGCCGCATCTTGCCGTTTATGACCCGACGGTACAGTTTGAGTTCTGGTTTTCGGAAAAGCGGATTACCGATATCAGGCAGGTTGAAACCACAGCGCGCTACCTTGGCACGGGGCTGTACTGGATAGCCGCCAGTATCAATATCAAACCGGGCCATGATTATTACTTTTATATCCGCAGTGTGAACACCGTTGGCAAATCGGCATTCGTGGAGGCCGTCGGTCGGGCGAGCGATGATGCGGAAGGTTACCTGGATTTTTTCAAAGGCGAGATAGGGAAAACCCATCTGGCTCAGGAGCTGTGGACGCAGATTGATAACGGTCAGCTTGCGCCTGACCTGGCTGAAATCAGGACGTCCATTACGAATGTCAGCAATGAAATCACGCAGACCGTCAATAAAAAACTGGAAGACCAGAGTGCGGCAATCCAGCAGATACAGAAAGTTCAGGTTGATACAAATAATAACCTGAACAGCATGTGGGCCGTGAAACTGCAGCAGATGAAGGACGGACGCCTTTATATTGCGGGTATCGGAGCCGGTATTGAGAATACGCCAGCAGGTATGCAGAGTCAGGTGCTTCTGGCTGCTGACCGGATTGCGATGATTAATCCTGCGAATGGCAACACAAAGCCGATGTTTGTTGGTCAGGGCGATCAGATATTCATGAACGACGTGTTCCTGAAACGCCTGACGGCTCCGACCATTACCAGCGGCGGTAATCCTCCGGCATTTTCCCTGACACCGGACGGGCGGCTGACGGCGAAAAATGCCGATATCAGCGGTAACGTGAATGCGAACTCCGGGACGCTCAACAACGTCACGATTAACGAGAACTGTCGGGTTCTGGGAAAATTGTCCGCCAACCAGATTGAAGGCGATCTCGTTAAAACAGTGGGCAAAGCTTTCCCCCGGGACTCCCGTGCACCGGAACGGTGGCCATCAGGGACCATCACCGTCAGGGTTTATGACGATCAGCCGTTTGACCGGCAGATTGTTATTCCGGCGGTGGCATTCAGCGGCGCTAAACATGAGCGGGAGAATAACGATATTTATTCGTCATGCCGCCTGATAGTACGGAAAAACGGTGCTGAAATTTATAACCGTACCGCGCTGGATAATACGCTGATTTACAGTGGTGTTATTGATATGCCAGCTGGTCGCGGCCACATGACGCTGGAGTTTTCGGTGTCATCATGGCTGGTAAATGACTGGTATCCCACAGCAAGTATCAGCGATTTGCTGGTTGTGGTGATGAAGAAAGCCACCGCAGGCATCAGTATTCGTTGAAATTGTTATAACCCATATAAGGGCGCCAGAAATGGCGCCTTTTTTATTGCAGAAAAGCGAGAGGTAATTATGCGTAAAG